GTTTCCCAGTCACGATCACAGTAGAAATCAACGAAATAGATTGGGTGTAAATGAAAAAAGATTATGTTTGTGATGCTGAATTTGACTCTCTTACGCCCAACCGCCTTTGGTGTGTTGTCGCTAAAGAATTAGATAACCCAACTAATATAGAAGTTTTTAGATATGACAAAGACACAGACTTTAAACAATTTGAACGATTCTCAAAACAAAATGTGTCCCGTTGGATTGGTCATCATTTTCTCAGTTTTGATGCTCCTAACTTGTCTAAACTTGTTGGCAGTATCCAGCTTAATCCTGAAGATGTAATTGACACTCTTATTTTATCTCGTCTTATTGACTACAAAAGACAAGGGGGACACTCTATTGAGAACATAGGCCAATTTTATGGTCGTAAAAAAGAAGTTGTTATTGAATATGATCGACCAGAACTGATTGAAACCTATGTGTCTCGTTGTATTAGTGATGTAGAAATTAACCATCTTGTTTACGTCAAAGAGTTTAGGAGGTTTGTTGAAGACCCTAGTTGGCACAAAGCCATAAAGTTAGAACACGATTTACAAATTATTCTTAACACTCAAAAAGAAAATGGTTTTGGTTTTGATAAAGATCGTGCTGAATTTTTAGTTGATGAATTGACTACACGTCTTGGGACTTTGACTAATGAAATTCAAAAAAGTGTAGGCACTATAAAAGAAATTGATAAAGAAGTTACGTTTCGAAGAAAAAAGGATGGAACACCAGATAAAAACACTCTAAACTATATTTCACTTGGTATTTGTAAAGATACTTTCAATTCTGGTGATACTGCAACTTTATACAAAGAGCGGGAATTTAATCCAGCATCTCCAAAAGATCGAATTAATTTACTGAATGAGTCTGGATGGGAACCAATAGTTAAAACAAAAACTCATCAAAAGGCTGAGTTTGAGTATAAAAGAAAAAAGTGGAAGCTAACAGAAAAAGAACAACAAAGATGGGAACGTTTGAAAACTACTGGTTGGCAAGTTTGTGAAGACAACCTACAGACCCTTCCAGACGATGCTCCTGAAGGCGCTAAGAAGCTCACTGAGTGGCTTACTTTAGAAGCTAGGTTATCGGACCTTAAGGAATGGCTTGCTCACTACAACCCTACTACAGCGTCTCTACACCCTACTGTAACAGGGATTGGTGCTTGGACACACAGAAGTTCTCATAATAATCCTAATTGTGGTAACATTTTTTCTGTGTTTCATGGTGAAGTTAAAACACCTGTTGATAAGATTAAAAATAAATACGATGGTACACTACGTTCTTTATGGTGTGCAAGAGAAGATAGGGTGTTGATTGGTACTGATGCTGAAGGTATTCAGTTACGTATTCTGGCTCACTTAATGGATGATGAAGAATATATTAATGCTGTCGCTAATGGGAGAAAAGAAGATGAGACCGACGTTCATAACGTTAACAGGAGAGCTTTGCGACTTACCCATCTTACTAGAGACCATGCAAAAACTTTTATCTATGCGTGGATACTCGGGGCTGGAACCGGAAAGGTGTCTCAGATACTTGAAACATCAAAAAAGAATGCTAAAATCGCTACGGATTCCTTTATTTCCTCCTACCCAGGTTTGCTCGAACTTAAAAAGACCAGAATACCGAGAGAAGCCTCACGTGGATATTTCGATGGTCTCGACGGTCGTAAAGTTATCTGCGGTAATCAGCACTTAGTTTTAGCTGGACACCTTCAAAACGGTGAAAAGATTATTATGGCAGAAGCAAACAGAATTTGGCAAGGAGAATTAAATAAACTAAAAGTTCCTTATTGGCAAGTTAATTTTGTTCATGATGAGTGGCAAACAGAAACATTACCTGATTATGTTGACATTGTAAAAGAAACTCAATGTAATTCTATCGTTGAAGCTGGTGTAAATTTAAAGCTAAAGTGTCCGTTAGCAGGAGAAAGTAAACATGGACAAAATTGGATGGAAACTCATTAATAAAAGTCGTCCTTATCTTTACTATTGGATTGTTATCGACTATAGTTTTAGTACGTACACTGTACAAAGTTATAGAAAATCAACTAATAGACCCTTTGGAGATACCTTTTTTATATCTTCTAAAGGGATAGAAGAATCTGGAAACTACTGGTGGGAACCACCTGAATCAACATCAAATACGATTAACGAAATAAATTGGATTTAATATTTATGAAAGTATCTTACATTGGACACTGTGGAACTGACCTTAGTGTAGTTAACGCTGCTAGGGTCAGTTTCAATAAAGAGAGTGATTGGGATAAGATTAGGTACAAAAAGGGTTCTGAGGTACTAAAAGATAAAGACTATAATCTTATTAGGTATCTAGCTAAACATAATCATAAGTCTCCTTTCAATCACACCTTCATCACTCTACATGTTAAAGCACCTATCTTTGTTGCTAGGCAGTTGGTTAAACACAAGTTCATGCCGTGGAACGAAGTAAGTAGAAGGTATGTAGACGAAGAACCAGAGTTTTACTGGCCTGACAAGTGGAGAGCTAGAGCAGAAGACAAGAAACAAGGAAGTAGTTCTAACCCATTAAATAAAAGTTATTTAGGTTCAGGTAGTGAAAATACTGCTTCTCCTTATAAATGCTCTGACGGAGTTTTTTATTCATATAAACGTATGTTAGAAGACGGTGTATGTCCTGAACAAGCCCGCATGATTCTGCCTCTTAACACTTACACAGAATGGTATTGGTCAGGTACACTAGGTGCTTGGTCTGATATGTATAATCTAAGGAGTAAGCCTGACGCACAAAAAGAAACACAAGAGATCGCCCTAAGTTGTGGTGAAATTATTAAACCTTTATTTCCTGTTTCTTGGGAAGCTTTAACTCATTAAGAAGAACTAAAAAGGAGTTGGTGTTTAATGAAAGAAAACTTAGTAAAAATTGTCGATCCTCCTTCGGGATGGATGTATGGGTTCCCAGCGGTAGCTAAAGAAGATTATCGTCAACAGCTACTTGATGCAGGGTACCCTGAAAAAGAAATTGAAACAGCTATGAAATACACTCGTAGTTGGTATGTAGACAAAGAGGATTTTGAATGAAATCAGACGGGTGGTCTAGTGACTATTACAGACTGCCAGAGAGAGCTAAAGAACTTCAAGATTTGATTGAACATCGAAACATGAATTTCTCGGTTGGTAACATATTTAAAGCGTGTTACCGGCTGGGCTCTAAAAACTCAGACCTCTATGAGTTATATAAAATTCTTTGGTTTGTCATTAGAGAAATTCGACGTGTTAAACGTCTTGACAAGATTAAGGATACATGATATAATACTAGAGCAAAGCAAGCAAGAAAATGGAAAAGAAAACTCTTCAAGATAAATACGTCTTTGAATTAAATGAAATTAAGAAAGGATTATCAAACGTACTTTATGATAAACAACACAAACCAGAATTAATTACAGAAGACTCACTAAAGGTAATTGAAGAAATACACGATAAAGCTGTTTTACTTTATGGAAAAGGATTATAACAAATATGTCTGATAATCAATTAGTTTATCTTACTGGTACAGCAATGTACGCAAAGGTATTTGAAGATAACCGTGATGAAACGGGATTTGAAGATGCTTTTGTTCCTTATAATGGATGTTGCACTATTGACGTTATTTTAGATGATGTTGAGTTGGAAAAGCTTAAGGCAGCAGGCTCAAAGAAAGAGGGTAGGGAAACTGAAGACGGTAAAACTATTGTAAAGTTTTCTCGTAAGTTTGAAGTTCGTCGTAAAGACACTGGTGAGATTATTGAAGACCTTTCTGGACCCCCTCAGGTTGTTGATTCTGAAGGCAACGATTGGGAACACAGTGAAGAAAACCCTAAATACATCGGTAACGGAAGTAACGTTACTGTAGCTGTTCTTGTTCGTGCTGATAAGAAAAAGAAAGCAATCGCTTACACTTCTCTTGAAGGTGTTAAGGTTAATGAACTTGTTGAGTACGACCCTGAAAATGTAGAAAGGAAGTTACCATTCTAACTCTTATCGGTAAGTCCCAAGTCACAGGAAACGTTTTGTTTAAACTGGCTGGATTTAACAATGAAGAGGAAATTAAACGTTTTATAAAAGTTAATTATCCTAATACTAAAAAATACTCTTTTCTTATTTTACAAGGAAACAAAACATGGACTCCTTCTTAGTTGGTATTACAAAAGCTGTTATCAACGTTTATGCTGTAGAAGCCAATAGTGCTTTAGAAGCAGAAACTAAAGCTATGGGCTTTTCTCTTTCACAAAATTTTAAAGAAGATGTGGAAGTAGTTAGTGAAGATGTAGTTGACGTTGAAATTGAATTAGTAGAAAAAGAAGAGTATATTTGTGACTAATAAAAAAGTAGAAACATTAGTAAAAGATATTTATAGTTTTCTGAACGGTGAGACTTTAAATGATTACATTAAACAAAATCCAATTAAATTAGGAGAAATTATTGATGAAGTCTATACCTCTCGATTTCGTCAAGAAAGAGACGACAATGGTGGGGGACTCAGATTATCTTCGTTGGGGACACCTTGTAGAAAGAAACTGTGGTACAAAAAATATCATCACAGTTTGGGTGAAAGTCTTGATCCCCCTACACTGTTTAAGTTCTTTTACGGAGACATCCTTGAAGCGGTTCTTCTCCAACTGGCAAGGGACAGTGGACACTTGGTTACAGGAGAACAAGATGAGCTTACACTCCATGGAATTAAAGGACATCGAGACTGTGTTATTGACGGAGTTACAATCGACTGTAAGTCATCGTCATCTTTTTCTTTTGGAAAATTTAAACATGGACTTACGCGTGCAAATGACACTTTTGGGTACCTAACACAGTTAGGTTCTTATGTTGAAGCAGCAGAAAACGATCCTTTAGTTTTAGATAAACAAAGAGGTGGGTTTCTTGTTGTTGACAAACAGTTTGGTCATATTTGTTTAGACCTTCATACCTTTGATTTCACTGGTTCAAAAGAGTTTGTCGATAGTGTTAAGTCTGTTGTTAATAACGAAAACGAACCAGAACGAGATATAGAAGATCAGTCAGAAGGAAAAAGTGGCAATCGTTCTTTAAAACCTCAATGTTCTTATTGTGAGTTTAAAAAGGTTTGTTGGCCCGGATTACAAAAATATATGTATTCTGGTAAACCTAAGTTTCTTACTGTTGTAAAAAAGGAACCAAATGTAAAGAAAGCGTTTTAATTAAGTGGCAAGAAACAGAAGAAAAAGATTAGCAACGGGAGGCCCACGAGGAAATAAAAGAAAGTACAGAGGACACGAGTTAGACAGTGACTTTGAATTAGAAGTTATTAAAAAACTTTACTCTAGTCGTCGTAAACTTAAAAATAGTTTTTCATTTTCTCATGAATCAGAAACAGTAGACTACACAATTTCTGGTACTTACCTCCCCGACTTTATTATTCATTTCAAAAATGGACACAAGATTTATGTAGAGTGTAAAGGTTATTTAGACCCTCAATCTAAAAAGAAAATGTTAGCAGTACGTCGTTGTCACCCTGATCTTGATATTAGATTCTTATTTGAAAAAAACAACAAGATCAGAGCAGGTTCAAAGATGCGTTATGTTGATTGGGCTTTGCGTAACGGTTTTAATGATGCTGCTGTTGGCTATGAAATCCCAACCGAATGGTTGACAAATTCGGAAGAAAAATAAAATGAGTGAACAACTGGAACTACCTTTAGACTCCCCTCCCCACATTAAGATTTGGTCTGTAATCGAAGGAACAAAAGAAGAAGAAAACCCTAACGATCCAGACAATCCTCTTTATTTCCTTACTGTCCGACTAACTGGTCCAATGGATCACGAAGAACTGTACGATACAAAGTTGTATTTTGCTTTTCGTGAAGATGCTGAGGAAACAAAAAAGAAGATTGAAAATAATTTTGATGGACCTCACATTGAGTATTTAGCAATGGATGAAGTAGAGTAAAAAATGACTAAAACCCACTTGATTATTCCTGATCAACACGCACACCCTAAGTATAACAACAAACGAGCAGAGTGGCTTTCTGAGTTAATCAACGATGTTCGTCCTGATGTTGTTGTGAACATTGGTGATGCTGCTGACATGCCCTCTTTGTGTTCATACGACAAAGGAACTAAAAGTTTTATCGGTAGGAGTTATGAACAAGACATTAACGCCCACCTTGACTTTCAAGAGAAGTTATTTAGTTCTTTACGGAAGAAAAAGAAAAAACTTCCTCGTCGTATCTTTATTGAAGGAAACCACGACCACAGGATTAAAAGAGCAATTGAAGTTCAGCCTGAGTTAGAGGGAGAAAGGTTTGGAGTTTCTTTTCGAGACTTGGATTTGGCTCGGCACTATAACGATGTTGTTGAGTACGATGGTGCAACTCCCGGCATTATTAATGTTGATGGTGTTTCCTATTCTCATTTCTTGGTCTCTGGTGTCTTGGGACGAGCAATTTCTGGAGAGCATCCTGCCTACACTCTCTTATCCAAAAACTTTACTAGCTGCACTGTTGGTCATCTTCACACTGCCGATCTGTGTTTCAGGACTGACACTAATGGTAATCGCCGTATTGGTTTGGTTTGTGGAGTATTTCAGGATTGGGATGCCCATTTTGCAGGACAAGCTAATCGTATTTGGTGGCGTGGTGTAGTAGTAAAGCGTGGTGTTGATAAAGGAAACTACGATCCTGAGTTTATTTCAATTGATCAGTTGAGGAAGGAATATGGTTAATACAATTTATGATAAAGCGGAGGTACTCGTTCGTGATTTCGGATTAGAACTTATTTTAGAGCAAAACGATTTAACGGAAGAACAAGTTGTTATGTTCTTAATTTCTGGTGGTCTTATTGATTTAGACGAGTACTTTTACAACGATAGTGATGAAGCAATCTGGGAAGACGACATTCCGTTTTAAGAAAGATGAATAAGAAACTAGATAACAGGTACGCTCGTAAATTTTACCGTCCAAAAAACAAAATGGCTAAAGCTTTAGAGGATGGTTTATTTAGACAACGAGTAGTTCCTGATAAGAAGAAAATTCAGAAAAAGAAAATTACAATTAAAGAAGCTTATAGGAGGTTAAGTGATGAAGAATTTAGTAATAATGAGTAGTTTAGCGTTAGTTCTTTCAACTAGTGTGGTGTTTGCACAAGCTATGTGTGGCCCTGTTGATCAAGCAATCGAAATGGTGACTAACGACCCATATAACGAAAAACTGTACGGTGTTGTTCCAGCCCCTACTGTGGATGATCCTGATGGTCAAGCTTACATTTATGGTAACTGTAACACAGGAACTTACACTGTTTTCCATGACGCTCCTTTACAGATGGAAGAAGCTAACGGTGGTGTAGAAGGTTATTGTATGGTTAGCTATGGCGCTAGTGGTTTTGAGAACAGCGAATTCTGTGGTAACATCTAATAATGGTTCAAAATAAAGAACTTGCTGAAGCAATTAAAAAGGATAAGTATCTCCAAGAAGGAGAGACCTTTAAGGAGTGTACAGATCGTATTGCTGGAACCTTGAGTGATAGTTCCGAGCATTTTAGAAAACTACAGAGCATTTTATACAGTGAAAGGTTTCTTCCTGCTGGTCGTATTTTAACAGCTATTGGTTCTATTCAAGAAACCACTCCCTACAATTGTTATGTTAGTTCAATTATCCCAGACAGTATGAAAGGTATTATGGGTGCTTTATCGGAGAGTTTACAAACGCTTAGGTTGGGCGGGGGCATTGGGTATGACTTTAGCACTTTGCGTCCTTTTGGCGACCGTATCACTAGCATCAATTCTACTTCTTGTGGTCCTGTTGGTAACTCCGAAATCAACAATCGTGGTTTTATGGATTTGTTTGATAGTGGCTGCGCTGTTATTAGGAGTGCTGGGCACCGTAGGGGCGCTCAGATGGGTGTACTACGTGTCGATCACCCCGACATTCGGCACTTTATACGTGCTAAACGAGAAGCTGGACGACTCTTAAACTTTAATGTTTCTGTTGGTATTACTGATGAGTTTATGCGTTGTGTAAAAAGTGGAGAATCTTTCCAATTGAAGTTCGAAGGTAAGAACTACGAGAGGATTAACGCTCGTAACCTTTGGGAAGAGATCATGAGGTCCACTTGGGATTATGCGGAACCGGGTGTGTTGTTTCTTGATACTATTAACAACAAGAATAATCTTTGGTATTGTGAAACAATTACAGCAACTAATCCCTGTGGCGAGCAGCCTTTGCCTCCTTATGGAGCTTGTTTACTTGGTAGTTTTAATTTAACTCAATATGTTACTTCTGATCTGTATTTTGACTACAACAGATTTCGACAAGATATTCCTGAGATTGTCAGGATGATGGACAACGTAGTGGACGTAGCTACTTATCCTCTTCCCCAACAAGAAAAAGAAGCTAAGACAAAAAGACGAATGGGGCTTGGTGTTTCAGGTTTAGCAAGTGCTTGTGAGCTTATGCGTTTACGATACGGTACTGATGAAATGTTACGTATGACAGAGACTATTCTTACTTGTTTACGTGACACCGCTTACATGGCTTCTTGCTCTTTGGCTTTAGAAAAAGGTGTGTTTCCCAAGTACGACAAAGAATTGTACATGAAAAGCAACTTTATTCAAACTTTACCGAAAGAAGTAAAGGAAACAATTAATGCGACTGGCATACGGAATTCCCACCTACTTTCTATTGCTCCTACCGGCACTATATCTTTATCTGCTGGTAACATAAGTTCTGGTATCGAACCTCCTTATCGAAATAACTATACAAGAAAAGTTATTCGTGGAGACGGTAAGATTAGTGAGTTTTATGTTACTGATTGGGTTACTGAACACTATGGTATTGAACCTGTAACAGCAGATGAATGTTCGTGCCAAGATCACGTAAAGGTGCTCAACCTTGCGTCTAAGCTTGTAGACTCTTCTGTGTCTAAAACTTGTAATGTTGGAGACAAAGTAACATTTGATGAGTTTAAAAACATCTACATGCAAGCTTATGAAGGTGGAGCAAGTGGTTGTACTACTTTTAGAGAAGCTGGTTTTCGAGAGGGTATTCTCAAAGAGGCAGAGTCCGTAGAAGATGGTGCAGCTTGTTACATTGATCCTGAGACAGGTATGAAAACCTGCGAGTAAACTAACTCTAATTTAGACAAAATTAAACCCCCTTGGAGAAATCCTTGGGGGTTCTTTTTTATTTAAATTTTGGTGTGGTTCTAAACCATTAAGAGTCCATTCATATCTACGTTACTGACTCCTAGTGGATAATCACTTCTACCTTGAAATATACCACCATTAAAGATTATTTCTGCTCCTGTACCTCCTTCAATAAGTACTGGTGCTTCCATTCCTAACTGCCCATTAAATTTAAATTTAGATTGAATAAACATAATAGGAGAACTGTTAGAAGCATTTTGAGCAAACCCTAACTGATACATGTTCTCACCGTGAACACTAAGAAAAGTTAAAGGACCACTAGAAGCTGTTGTGTTCAAATCAAACAACCTCATTACGTGATCAATACTACCATCCTGAATTGTTCCTTGAACGTGACCAATCTTCCTTCCGTGTTGTCTGTTAGTAAGCAATCCATAAAGACTAAGAGCAGTAAAATCACTAATAACTAGATTACGACACTGACCGTTTCCTACAGACACTCCCCAAACACAGTTCTCAAAGTGACAATCTCTAATCTTAATAAAGTCACCATTAGCATCAAAATCCCCCGGCTGGACAACAACACCTGCATCCCAACCAGCAAACCCTACATTCTCAATCGTGACTTTACTGGAGGGAAAACCCCCATCAAGATCAATAGTAATACCAGCGTGAGGAACTAAATCGGTACCAGTAACAGTGTAGTTAGTTAAAAACTCAGGTTCATTCGGTAAACCAACGTTGTGTTGACCAATAAGCCACATGTCTTTAAGACGAGCACCACGAACTCCAGTAAAGTTAAACAAAGGACGAGTAGGATCACTCATATAAATTGTAGTCCCACTGTACTGTGTTTCCCCCCTGTAGCCCCTACCTGCGCCACTAATAGTCATACCACCGGGGATATTAATAGTAGTGTTAACAACATGTGTGCCTGAAGGAATCATAACGTTCTTACCTTCCGCAGACGCGATGTTAATTGCATCCTGAATAGCTGTCGCACTACTGTCCCAAACAAAAACAGTGTCTCCTAAAGTTTCAATAGTACCAGTAAAATTCATTCTATACAGCCTCCAAAAGAACTTTATTAATGTATGCTCCACCTTGAGCAGTAGGAAAGTTTCGTTGAATACTTAACCTAGTCGTTTCTCCTTCAGAGCCTGCGGCTGTAGTAAAGTCAAGGGTTACTGTTTGAGCAGTTGTTTGTGGTGAACTACTAACATAGGTGGTTGTGTTAGCTTGCTGAGCGTTAATAGTCACTCGGTCTCCACTATCTTCAAATGAAAGCTCAATTGTAAACCTATAATCAGTTTCAGGTAAAGTAGTAAAATTTGCCCTAATACGGTGGTCGTTACTAGAATCCCAAGCAAAATGGAGAACCCCTTCATAGTTACCGGGGCTGTGTGAACCTGAGTCATCAGCTAACCACTCGATAGTTCCCGGAGTTCCAAGCCAAGTAGCCCAGCCAGTAATATCACTTTCAAAAACATAAGCTCCAGTGTGCCACTTAATAGTACAGGTTTCTACACCATCAATGTACGAATTAAGTTGTGATCCAGCTAAACGCTCAAGCTGAAACTCAATCTTAACTCCCCTCGTATTAGGAGGAATTTCTCTATCTAACTCAGAGTACAAATTCCAAGTGTTTTCATTAGTAATAAAATCAGGCGCAATTACACCAAGTTGAACAAGATTTTCATCATAGAATCTAACTACAATTCTACCTCGATCATAAGGTGCTGATCCTGCATCGTCTCCCCTGTGGTACCACTCAAGATCAAACAAACCATATCCTGCATCAATTTGATCAATAGCTTCACGAGGAACAAAAGCTAACTGAGAGGCATAACTAAACGCACTAGAAGTACCTCCCCAAAAGTAGTAAGTACCTTCTCTAGCAGACGCAGCAGTATCAGCACCAGAGCCTACTTGGAAGTCACTAGAAGCAGCTCTAATGAATCCTGTAGTGTCTCCTTGCTCCGCTCCTGTGTTTACAAGAGTAATCTCTTCTGTACCGTCAGCAGTTTGATCAGTAGTCGGATAAGGATAAAGTTTAAGAATAGTTTCTAACCCTGAAGAGTCATCGAACAACACCCAAAGGAACGTTCCATCAAAAGTCAACCCTTCAATAGTAACAGTACTGCTAATTGTCGCAACAGCAGTAGTTTCCACTGTACCATCTGTAGCTACTTCATAAATATCATTATTAGTAGCACTTACGTAAAATCTACCATAAGCATAAGTAAGTCCTTGAGCACCAATAATATTTGAACTTAAAGAAATATCTCCGACAAACACACCAGTAGTTCTGTTGTATTCTTTAATGACATTAACACCAGTAGTGTTTTCAAAAGATATTGCGTAGATACTATTAGAATTAGGTCCATTAGAAACTGAAGAAGCACTAAAAGATACACTTAACGCTACGTTATCTGAACCACTGTATGTCAGTCCGACAACGTTGTGTGCGTGAATTTCATTGTTTCGAATAGTCCAAATCTTACTGTCTTGTACGTAACAATCAATAAGAGAACCGGGAGTTATCCCCATATCTCCTAATGGATCAGTGTTACTTTCAATAACTTCCCAATCAGCGTTATATCTAGTATACTCGTTGTCATCAATAGAAATCCATCCGGTAGAGTCAATATATGCAATACCTTGATGGTGTCCTAAATCTTTGTTTGGATCAACAGGAGCAAAAGAAGTACCTACAGGAAGTAACTCTGCTCCACCATTAACCCAAAACTCATGTTTAGTCTTATAACCTAAACTAGTAAGGTACCTACCCCAAAGGTCATCAATGGTACCTGTTGGATCACCTCCAATCGCTTCTTTTAAAAATGTAAGTTCACACTGTGGTAAGCTTAATGAATCAGTTGCACTAGAATTTGCAATAAAATAATTCTTCAGACGACGAGGAAGATCAACACCGTCTGTTGCAACAGAAACAATAGCGTCAGAAACACTAACCATTTAACAACTTCTTTAACGTTTTAATAGTTTCTTCGTACTTTTTTTCAATAGCATCTAGACGAGCAAGAACGTCTTTGTTAGTCCCTGCTTCCAGTTCTTTCACCTTATTTTCTAACTGACTAAGACGGTAACTCATTTCTAAATCCTTCATTTAAATATTAAGAATAGTTTCAATAGCTACTAAACGATCATCAATTTCTGATAAAATCATACTGTTAATTGAGTCTTGATTAGCTACGTGTTGTTCCAAAGCAGTGAGTCTTTTATGCAAGTCTTTTACACACTCTTCTAAATCAAAGAGACGCATTTCGTGATTACGACGAAGAGAGTGTATGTTACTGTTGTGGTGTGACATCAAACCCATCAAAAACTTTTAAGTAATCACTGACTAAAACATTGGTTGTGTTTAAGCCATCTCCAGAATAAAAACTTCTACCTTTCTTTTCTCCTGACACTACTGGCATAGCAGCCCATTCCTGAGCAATGTTATTAGCAAACTCTTCTTTGGTAATCCTGCCAGAAAGAAACTTGTCAAGACCTCGCCACTTTAACAACTGTACAGCCATTCGATCTTGTAATGAAGAAGAAAATAACTCACTACCAGTAAGTCCTAGTTCTCTTTTCAATCCTTTTAGTGTTTTTCTAATAATCTGATAACGACCAACAGCACTAGAAGGGGAACCTTTTACTTTTACAAAATCGTCTTGCCACTGTAAAACTTGATCAACAGTGAAACTAGTAAAGTCAATTTTATTGTTTTTTGCGTTACCAAAGAAAGCGTTGTAGTTACCAGTAGACTCGTGTTGAGAAACAAAGTCTAACAAGTTGGTTAAAGCATCAGGACTACTGTCTTCATTTTTAGGTGGAGAAAGAGGACGAATTTCTAAAGGTTCTTTAGGAGGAAACCACTCAGGCAGCTTCTCTCCTTTATTTAAACCTTCGTGTGCAACTCTAGCGAACCAAGGGGGTAACGTCATGTTATGGAGAATCCGTATTAATTGAAGGTAAATCTCTTTGTCCAGACCTAGGTTTTACAGCAACGTGTGATGTACCATCTTCCTCCACAAACTGAACAACAGCGCCTTCAGGGACTTGATTATACTCTTCTTCACTTGTAACTACAAACACACTACGAGATACATCGACAGGCTGGAACGAAAACTTTTTCTCAATGTATTTCTTTACAGAGTCGGTTAAATTAGTAAACTGTTTGTTTAACTTTACTAAGTCGTTCATGCGATTAACACGATCTCTAACATCACGGAACGCACTTAGACCAGTAGTAAGATCAGTTGGACTAGTGATTTCTCCTGTGTCGTTGAGCCTCATATTTTCTTGCCACGCAATAATACCATCAAGACTAACTTCACCAGAAGCATTAATGATATCTTTTTGCGCTTGAGAAAGATTAGGATCATTTTTGTCAAACATCATCGTAATTACACCGTTCTCATTTAAAGAGAATTGTATACCACGAACAACAGTGTTGTTCCTAACCAAATCTTCAATAGCTAATCGACGTTGAGAAATAGTCTCAGCAAAATGAGTAGATACAAGTTTTGTTAACCTTTGAGCACTAATGTCCCCTTGTTCAACAACCCTGTGGTACTTATCTATAAAGTTTTGATTGTAGATACGAACCATACTCTGGTTATCTAGTGTACCGTTACGAGCTAATTTCTTTGAAGCAGCAATAGAGTAAGCGTAGTTCTTTACCATTTCCGCTCGACCGTCAGTACTGCGGATAACATCATCAGTAGCGAACGTAAACAGTCCTAATGCACCAAGAGCAGTACTAGCTAACTCTTCATCACTCATGTTAACCAGATTTGGTGTGTCATCAGTAGTAATAACTTCATTAACATTTTCAGTTACAGTTTCAGGCGCTTCTGGATTTTCCCCTGCACCACTACCAAACGTAGATCGTGACTGGGAAAC